CCAATCTGGAAACTAGAACTGACTCTAAATTTGATTTAGTTAGAAAAGATATTGCCAATCTGGAAACTAGAACTGACTCTAAATTTGATTTAGCAAGACAAGATATTGCCAATCTGGAAACTAGAACTGACTCTAAATTTGATTTAGCAAGACAAGACTTAAAAACAGAAATTGGTTTACTTAGAAGCGAGATGAGCATTAACCACCGTTGGATTATGGCATTTTTAATAGCTGGTTTAGGCGGAATAATTGGCATGCTTTGTAAATGATTAATAAACTATAATATAACAAGGAGGTTCATATTATGAAGCGCAGATGTACAGCCTGTAACGGCAATAAAAAGATTATGAAACTAGGGATGATAATGGGTGAATGCGGCATCTGTAAAGGCACAGGCTTAGAAAAAACCCCAGACGAGCCATGGAGTGGCGATAGCATTACTTTAAATGATGGGGAAGTTAAACCAACAATAGACAAGGATGTCACCAATGACGCAAAAAGAGAAGAATCGCGAGAAGTTAAAAAAACAGATAGCAAAACTACCCCCAATCAAGTTAAGCGTAAAAAGTAAACACACTAGTGGCAGACCAACAAATTATACGGAAGCATTAGCAAATAAAATTTGCCACAAGGTATCCACTTGCACAGATGGTATGCGCAGAATGTGTGATTCAAATCCAGACTTTCCTTGTTGCCAAACCCTTATGGAATGGCGCTTTAATTACCCAGAATTTGCTGCACGCTACGCACAGGCTAAACTTATTCAGGCCGATCTATTCGCAGAACAAATTATAGATATTTGTGATGAACCAAAAATTACTAGTGAAGAAATACAACACGCAAGACTACGAGTTGACACTCGTAAATGGTTAACATCAAAACTAATACCAAAAATTTATGGCGACAGAGTTCATAGTGAATCAACAGTTAATATTAAACATGAGGATGCGCTGGAGCTTTTGAAATGAGGCCATTACCAGATCTGCAAGGACCGAATTGGCCGCCTATTATAAACAACAAAGAATTTGATGCGCTAACTCCAGGAGACTTTTATGCATTAGCTGTAATGTTCTACGAGTTTATGACACCAAGCACCATTGATGTAACGCCAATTACTTTGGCAGAATTTAAACAAAAGTTAGAAGGAGTGTTAAGAGAATGAGTGAATTAAATGCAAGTGATTTGGTAAGTGAAATAGTACAAAACCTCTATGAGATAGAGGAAACGCTAGAAAATATAAGCCCACTTACAGGATGTGGGTATATAGCGGAGTGTTTTAATAAATTAGCAAAAAAGATAGAGCAAGCAAAACGATTGGCCTTTAGTTTGGCGAGCTTTTTTACTTTAGAAGAGAATATTAAAAGATTACAATTAATACGTAAAAAACACGAATCCCATCAAAAGCAAGCACCAATAACAAGGATAAAAGATGAACTATAGTGTGCGCTCGCATAGCTTTGAGCGATTATTAGAGCTAATTAACGGTAACTTTGAAGGGCGTGTACTTATAACCGTAACAGAATTGCCAGATTATATTAAACAATTACCAACTAAGCAGCAGCAGGTAATAAACTTTTTTTATCGAGACGGCTTAACTTTTAGAGAAATAGCCACTACGTTTGGAGTGAGCTGGTCGAGGCCGTCTCAAATTAGAGATAACGCTATAAAGCGTTTACGGAAAAAAGCTTCGTATAAATGGAATGATAAAATGATGGACGAAAAAAACAATAAGTCATACGATGACTGATGACGAGATTAAGACACGCCAACTTTTAAAAGACAACTTTATACATTATGCTTCGCGTTGTCTTAAAATCCGCACTAAGCAAGGTGAGATTGCGCCGTTTGTCTTAAATAAAGCGCAGCAGTATATACATGAGCGATTAGAAGATCAAAGAAGACAAACAGGTAGAGTTAGAGCACTGATCTTGAAAGGAAGACAACAGGGCTGCTGTTTTTCCCCTGATATGCGCGTGCTAACAGCTGATTATAAATGGTTGCCCATAGGAACAATTAATGTGGGAGATAAACTAGTTAGTTGTGATGAAAATTCTGCTGGGATTACCAAAATAGGGCGCAAACAATCAAGAAAATTTAGGACTTCTGTCGTAGAAGCGAAGGCTACTTTCTATAAACAGACTTATGAAATTTTATTTGATAATGGTGCAAGACTAGTTGTAACCCCAGAACATAGGATGCTTTGCAAACAAAGGGGTGGCTGTGAGCAAAGGTGGCGGCGTGTAGCCGACTTTAAGGTTGGGGATCATGTAAGGGTGGTTATGCGGCCGCCAAACTATAAGTCATCTTACGAGGATGGCTGGATGGGTGGAATTATCGATGGCGAAGGAAGTATGCGAGGTAAAAATGGTGGCACAAAAAGAATTAGTGTACACCAAACAGCTGGCCCAGTTTTAGATAGAATAAAGGCATACTTTAAAAGCATTGAGATGCCTTATTGTGAAGTTCTAGATCGTAGAACTTCTGGGATAAGCAGCAAGCTTGGGGATAAGCCAGTACATCGCTTAGATATCCATAGGCTTCCTTATATAATGGAGTTATTTTCAAGATGCAGACCAACTAGGTTTACTGAGGATGAGTGGCACTTGGGGCATGAGTTACCAGGGAAGGCAGCTACAGATGGTATCAAGCCTTGGGCAAAAATAATCAAAATAACTCACCTAAAAAAACAAAGAGTTATAGATTTACAAACAAGCAATAAAACATACGTATGCGAAGGACTAGTATCGCACAACTCAACTTATGTGGGCGGACGCTTCTATCATAAGACCACCCACAATAAGGGGACACAATGCTTTATCTTAACTCATGCATTAGATGCTACCAATAATCTATTTAAGATGGCGCAGCGGTTTTATCAGAATACCCCAAACTTAGTTCAGCCTGATATTAGCACCAACAACTCTAAAGAGCTTATCTTTGGGCGGTTAGATAGCGGATATAAACTAGGAACAGCCGAAAATAAAGCGGTTGGGCGCTCCAGTACTATTCAATTATTCCATGGCTCTGAGATTGCCTTTTGGGCAAATGCTCACGAGCATACTAAAGGTATACTGCAAGCCGTGCCAGACGCAACAGGAACAGAGATCATATTGGAATCAACCGCTAACGGGGTTGGTAATTACTTTCATCAGATGTGGCAAAAAGCAGAGGGCGGCATGTCTGATTTTATAGCTATCTTTGTTCCATGGTTCTGGCAAGACGAATATAAAAGACAAACGTCGCCGGACTTTAAACCTAATCATATAGAGTTACGCTTAATTGAAGCTTATCGGTTAACCTTAGAGCAGATAGCCTGGCGGCGATTTAAAATTACTGATTTATCAGTTAACGGTCAAGACGGGGAGAAAAGCTTTTGCCAGGAATATCCATGCAATCCAAATGAGGCTTTCCAACTTAAAGGCGAGAATTCATTTATCGATTCATCAATAGTAATGCGAGCGAGAAAAGAAACGGCAGAGAAATACGGCCCTTTAATTATGGGGGTTGACCCTGCCCGATTTGGTGATGATCGCACTTCAATAATCTTTAGGCAAGGCCGTGTGGCATTTGGATTACAAAGCTATACCAAGAAAGACACAATGGAGGTAACTGGCATTGTTCATTCATTGATTGAACAGCATCGGCCTTTAAAGGTGTTTGTTGATGTCGGCGGATTGGGAGCTGGTGTTGTCGACAGGCTTAATGAATTAGGCCACAAGGAGGCTGTCGTTGCGGTTAACGCTGGTTCAAAAAGCTTAGACGACCAGAAGTATTCAAATAAGCGTGCTGAGATGTGGGGTAAGTGCGCCAATTGGCTAGAGGATATCCCAGTACAAATACCAGATGTAGACAGCTTACATGCAGATTTATGCGGTATACGCTATAGTTTTGATTCCAACTCTAGATTGGTTATGGAGAAAAAGGAAGATATGAAAAAGAGGGGAATCAGGTCGTCAGACGAAGCGGACGCGCTTTGTTTAACTTTTGCTTATCCTGTTACGGCATTTAGGGAACAGCCAAACCCAAGCGCACCAATACTTAAATCATTGGCGCAAGATTTTAATACTAAACTGACAGCCATTAGGAGGTCTAGAAAATAATTAAGGCCAAAAAGCTACCGTTAGTGTTTTTGCAGAACTACTAACGGCTAATAAAGAACATCAAATAAATTATACTGTAATCATAACTTTAATCAAACTTTGAATCTATTCTTTTTTCTAGGCTATTTATAACTCATTAGAGTCAAATGTTGATGTGTTCAAAAAGCTGGGCTCCTACGTGGAGGAGAAAGAAATATATGATTACCATATAGGCAGCTTATTACGTGTGCTAATATCAAAAGGACATGATGAACATAATAGTATTACCCCTTATAAAACTCAAAATAAACTAATTGATGATATTGCAAATAAATTTCCTGAAAAAGAAAATTTGTCAGTAGAAAATCTGAACAGGAAGTTTTCTAGTGCAAATAAATTTTTTAAAAATAACAATTTATAGTAC